ATCATACGCTTAACTGATTCTGGAACATCAGGTCCAGCACTTTGAGCCGCTTGTATTACAGCCTGTTTAATCTCGTCCTGTAGTGCCTTCTTTTCTTCTTCTGACATTTGAACTTTAGTGCTATCTGCCTCACCATCACCTTCACCGTCACCGGATCCAACTTCCATGTGTACATCCATACCACCATCGCCGCCAGCACCATCTTCGATTAGTTTATCATATATCTCATATGAATTTAATCCACGATATTTCCAATCCAAACAAATTTTGCCACCTTGTAGTTTATCTTCTGAAATAGGTTCTCCTACATGATGTTCTACTAGTGTCATGTTAATGTTATAGTCTGCGGCTGCATTAAATACCATCTTGTCACGGTCGCCTCTGGCACCCATATGATCATATACTACGTGTAGTACTTCATGTCCAACAAGAAAATCCAACATAGGATCTGTTAGAGATTGTACAAATTCTGCGTTATATAAAAATCTACGACCATCTGTAGCGGCAGTAGGAATATAACTACTAGCATCTTCGATTCGTAAACGAGTTGCTAGTTGTCCAAAGAAAGGCTTAGTAAGTAATAGTCTAACACGGCTTTGTGTAATACGTTCTATTGCAGTCTTTTGCATTTCTGTAATCTCCGTTTTTTCGATAGTATCTAACATTATAGTAGTATTATAGCATTTATGGTTATTATAGTCAACCTTTAATTAGATTGAAAGTTTAAAAAGCATAGCTTCTTCTGGGTTTTTAAAGTAAACTGCATGTGAATCATCTGGGTTTGCATATTTTTGTATTTCAAAATCCTGGTGAAAGCAATTTGTTTTGCACCATCTTTGTGCGATTGACAGTTTGCCCCTGATGTCTACTTTAGTTGCAGTGTGCTTCCACTTATTCTTATATTCAAATATATCTGCTGGAAGGGCGTCTTTAAAATCTAATCCGTATAAACGAATGTTTGTTCTCTCTCGAGGTGAGTAAAGGGAGAGGTCAACTATCTCTCCCTCCCTCAGCTTGGGCGTAATATAACTACTACGCATCAAGCACCAAACGTCCGTACCTTGAGAAGTATTCCTCAAAACGTTCGATTTTGTCTTGCTTAGGCACTAGTTTATATTGTTGCATTGCAACTCGACTAGCCATGATAACCATTTCAGTTTCAAAGTTATCCATCATAAACCCAAGCATATTTGAAAAGCTCTTGTGGTATTTGTCCATCTTACCGGACTTCTCACCAGCAATACTACGGTCACGTAATTCGTAACACATTGAAGTAGCTAGTGCATACTTGGCACTAATTTCTGTAGACTGCATAGTTTTAACTTTGCCATCTAGCACTTCAACTGGATCTGGCAAGTCTCCTGCAATCTTACGGTGTGCCATAAACTTAACTGCAACACCTTCGCCTACACAACCTGCAACCAAATCTGTTTGCAACCCATCGCCTAAGTCATCTGCATCTTCAATAAGTTCTGAAGTAAATGTCCATGCACGTGGCGTAGCAAACCCACGTGAGCTTGACGCTGGATCAAAGTTATAAAGATCGTTTTTAGCAAACGACAAGTAACCTACAACATCTGCATCTATATCATGTTGCACTGCCCAATTCAACCAATCTTGGAAATCAACACGTAGTTCAAAGTGAACAAAACGATTCTCAAGTGGCTTAGGCATACGGTATGTAACACCTTTGTCTGTTTCACGATTACCTGCGGCAATCATTACAACATTGTCTGGTAGTTCATATTGGCCAATTCGACGGTTAAGAATAAGCTGGTAACCTGCAGCTTGCACACTTGGAGCGGCTGAGTTCATCTCATCTAAGAATACAATAACTGTATCATATTGTGCGGCAACTTCTTTGCTAGGCAAATCAGCTGGCGGTAACCATTTCATTACACCTGACTCTACATCAGGCACAGGATAACCACGCAAATCAGTTGGCTCAAACAATGCAAGACGCATATCAATAACTAGAGTTGAACCTAGTTCGCCTGAGTCGCCAATGCCTTGCACTAGCTCTGATTTACCAATTCCTGGAGGACCCCATAAAAATACAGGACGCTTCTTTTTAAACGCTCGTGTAATGAGGGTAGTTGCTTCACTAATCTTAACGGTACGTGTTTCAGTAATAGTTGACATTTTTTCTTCCTTATTCATAGTTGACTTATATATACATGTTACAGTATTTGCACTCAGTTGTCAAGCCTTAATTGCCTAACAGTTGAATTAAATACCACCATGTATATTCCTTGCTGTTTTCAACGCCAAACATCCACAATACATCAATCCACCCTAGAGCAAATATCATAAGTAATGTGCCTGCGAAAACGTCTGAAATTGTAGTTTTTAAAGTTGACATGTAAATCTTCTTTCTTTTATTAACTATACTTACAGTATACAGTAAGATGTCTTACTTGTCAACCTTTTTAGTCAAGAAAAAACCCTTGCATTACAAGGGTTTGTAATTTTATTTGGCTCCTTCTGCTGGGCTCGAACCAGCGACAAATTGATTAACAGTCAATTGCTCTACCAACTGAGCTAAGAAGGAATAAGGATTAAGTGTTAAATTTAGCAACTAACTTAGCTAAATCTTCTGCTGTTGCTAATCTACTTGGTTTTGTAACAGGTTTATCATACTTTTGTGCTTGTTGATTTTTCTTTAATTTAACTAAAAAAGATCCTGTATTACGTCCATCTTGTTCAACTGCTATTGTTAATGGATTTCCATTAACCCAACCTTTGATTTCTTCTGACATTTTGCCGTGTCCAGTTATTACTATAATCTTTTTAAAGCCTTTTGCATACGATAATTCAACTGTATCATTAAACTGCTTCCATGCATCATGCACTTTGTATCCATGTAAATCTAATTTTTTCATATCTCTCTTTTTATTACGAATTCCATTCCATGCGAATTCCCTACATACACACCGGTCTTTGTTCGTTTGAACCAAAGTGGAACACCGTTGAGTAATACTCTTATTGAGTCTTTTGTTATGCTGACTATTGTTCCTTCAGCGGTTGTTTCGTGGTCTGTGCAATAAACATCAACTGTGTCGTCGATCTTCATTTGGTTAACCAACTTACATACAAACCTGGATCTGGTCGTCTTAAATTTGCATGCTCATTTGTTGGAAATACTTTTTGTTTGTTAGTTCTTGGATCAAGATAACTTGTTGCTTCATCATCTTTATAACCAATTCCTAATAATACAGTAGGTTCATCTGGATCTCTTTGACCTGGATTTAATGCTGCCGCAATGTTTTTCTTGCCATCTTCTAGTTCGTTCATACAACCACAGTAGCCTGTGCTAAGTCCACGTGCCGCTGCACTCCATACCATAAAACTACTTGCAATACCTATTTCTAAGTTAGCCATTCTATGAAAAAAGCCTTCTTTATGTGCACCTTCATACTGACTGTATTCTTCATCTTCAACTGGACGTCTAGGAGTAAATGCTAATAGCCATGGTGCTAATGTTTGTGGATTACCAAAATCATTTTCTACTGTTCTGTCACTATCTCTGTGAGTGTTTGCAAATATTGTATGTCTTGCTTCAACATCACTCCAGTCTAATACCTTAATAGTGTAAGGCATCATTGCTTGTTTGCTTGGCACATGATTGTGTAAATCATCTAGCATAGATTGAATTGTTTCTTTTGTTACTTCTTTATCAGACCAAGCAAATGTTGTGCTTCGGTTTTCTAACATATTTTTCCATGTTTCCATCGTAGTCCCCTTTAATCTTTATTCTTAAGCCAACCTTCTGTGCCAGCTAGTCTTGCCATAAATGCATCTTGTTCACTAAACAAGACCATTACTTGCTTATCGATGTAATATGGATGTTGCATTTTACTTTGTAAGTCCATCAAATTTCCTGCTAGTTTTCCTGGTGTTTCCACAGTCCAACTTCTACATTTTGTTTTTAATAAACTAACACCTTTTTTTGTTAGTCTCAGAGAGCTCGGCGTTTGAAATAAAAGTCTAGCACTATTACCTATCTTTGTTACATTAGGTAATAGTTTTACTAGTAATTCATTTTGTATTGATTTGATCTCTGGTAATTTTTTCACCTTCTAATAACCTAACTACTGTAAATGACTCTGTATTGAATTTCTTATTCAATCTATCTGCTAAATTAAAAGCATGGCCACTGTTACTAAAGCTAACTTTTTTATACTTGGGCCCTGGATAGTTTACCAGTGTATTCATTGTTCGTAGGTTGATTGGTTTATTGTTATGGTAAACGGCGTATATTGCCTCCGCATCTAAGATTTGCTCTGTATCGTAATTCTTATCAACAATCTCTAACATAATATTGGGTTTAGGTCTTGCCATACTTTTCTCTCTCCTATACATGTATTTAGCAAGATAGGAGAATTAAGTGCTGTTTTATTGGCTAATTAACCTAAAATTAACTCCTGAGTAAATGTTACAAGTTATATTATTTTCAGTGTTAACAATAACAATACTGAACTCACTTGTTTCTTCGTTTAGTGCTAAAACTATCTCACTAAACACTTCTGTATCCATTAATGCCGTGCCTTGTGCAATAGGTAGTTGCCCACGTTGATAAAGTATAGCCTGAACCATAGCAGTGTCTGTGCATGGCACATCTCTGTTGATTCTATAAATTTGAGGTAATACTAATTGTTCTTCTTCTACATTAGGTTCTACAGTTTCTGCTTTGGTATTCGATGCAAATACCATTAATGTAATAACCATTAATATTGATACTAACGTTCCTTTAATTGTCATCTTTTTTTGCCTTCTTTAATTGTAAATTCATATCCCATTCAGTAAAGTATGGTCCTTGGTATTCATATTTATCTAGTGTTTCTGCTTTAGGGCAATACGCATGTTGCCAGCCCATGCCGTGATATCTTAATATATAATATCCTGCGGCGTATGTAGTTTTACCTTTTTCTGTTTTACGAAACAAAGGTAAACTATCGTGTGTTATTGGTATTACCACACCGCTATTTGTAGGGTATCCGTTTAATGACTGAGTTTGAGTTTTTGTATCAATCTTACGTTCAGCAGTTTTAAATCCATCTAACGTATCTAGCATAGTAATACTTTTGTCACGTTGATCAAAAAATTCAAAGACATCGTTCTGCCTGCGAATAGTTCCTATCTTACTAGAACTAGATTCTACAATCCAAAACTTGTCTTTGATTAATTCTTTGGTAGTGAACATATCATAGACTTTTATGAGTGTTGTCACAGCGTGGTAAGTTTTTACTTTGTCCACACCAACATACACTTCCTATACGTTTCACTTCTGTAACATTTGCTACACGGAAACTTCTAAATCCGTTAGCATTTGTATCCCATGCAACAAGAACTTCTTCGTTTATTTTACGAACTTTTTCTTGTGTTACTGCTTCGTCTTTCTTTGCAGGTGGTAACACGTGTGGACTAAGAGTGCAACTCATAACACGTTTGTCACCATTTATTTTATTAAAGGTGACTTCCATAATTTGTGTTTGTAGTTTACGTTCTAGTTCTTCACGTTCAATAATTAACTCAGATGACATGTCCTGCCTCCCTAATACGAGCCTTCCACGCACCACCTTTTTGTTGCTCTTCGAGCTGTAGCCTAACCCATTGTAGTGTTGGCTCTTTGATGTGTGCTTCAATTGTAGGATTAACTTCCATTGATTGAATCAGTTGTGCGATTTGTGTTTCTGTTAAACCATTTAATGTCATACTGCTATCCTCTTGTGGTTGTGTTAAGTGATTAAATACATTTGTTAATTTTTTATTTCTTTTGCTTTTACCAGTTGCCATAAACTATACTCTATATGCTTTGTTTAGATATTCTGCATGATCGTTTGCTCGTTCACTTAGTCTTACCATATCCCACTTACCACATAGTTTCATAAAGTGTATGCCTACTTGTGACTTAGGTTCTTTCTGCACTTGTTCAACAATAGCATTGTCAAGCTCTGTTTTAATATAGTCAGGCTGTGCTGTAAGATCAATAATGTGCATGTTACGTTGATAGTCTTCTAACACACGATGCTCTTCACCATTGTGATCAGTCCAACGTTGTAGCATAAAGTTATTCCAGTTATAGCCTTTGTTGTCTTTATCAGCAAATGCTTCTAACATACCTACTTTGTTCTTAGTGCCTTTCTTACGAGCACCTGGACATGCACTAAACACATTGTCACTAGTGTCACCTCGTATACACTTCTCAAACAACAACCACTGTGGGTCGCCTAACTCTTTAGGTGCTTTAGTTTTCTTGTCCATAACAGGCTTACCACGGTCATCAAAGATACCTTCAGTTGTAATAAGTTGTCCTGTAATACCATTGTATTGTGATACATTCTCGTTAAGCAATTGATAAAAGTCACTGTCACTACTTACAATGCAATGCTTGTCGTTAGGATGATTCTGTATCCAACGTGCAATAAAGTCATCTGCTTCACACTGTTTGTTCTGCAATACTGTGCAATTAGTTCTACGTTCAAAGAAGTCTTTTAGTTCATCAAACGCTTCCCAAAACATACGATCTTCTTCTTGTTCACGTTCGCTGAGTGCAGCACGTGCCACAGCACGATTCTTCTTGTAAGGTTCGTATGCATCTTTGCGCCAGCTACGACCTTCTAAGCATAGCACAATATGACTACCATTTTGGTTACGCCATACTTTATTAATGCTGTTAAACATAATAGCGTATGCCATTCCTACTTTATCTCTTGCGTCTGCTCCACGTTGAACTACGTGCCTAGCACGAAAAAACATGTTAGCTGCGTCTACTAAAATATAACTCAACATCGTTCTCCTAAATGATTATACTTCTTCTGATATTTGTTTGCAAAGTGTTGTAAACCATAAGTCAACAATCTCTTCTTCATTGTCGCCTGTATAGCCTGCTTCGAGTAATTGTCTAACAAATAAGTTATTCCATTCAAGTTCAAAGTATCCATCACCTGGATTCTCTTTATCAAATTTAACTTCCAATACTTTAACATACGGTTCACCTCTAGCAGTAGCTTTGTCTTTATCAGACATGCCAGGGTCTTTCTTCTTAAACAATTGCTTAATCTTATTGATCATGCTTTTCTCCTAATGTGTTACTATTATAAGACATCTTGAACTGTTTGTCAAGTGATAGTTTTCTAAAGTCTAAGTCGTTGCCTTTTCGATTATACCACATGTCAAATGTATCTGTTTTCCAGAGTGCTTGTCTATTATTGCTTTTCTTTGGAGCCATACTATACCATATATTCCAATAGTATTCTGCACGTTCTTTATTACCCATGCGTTTATGATAGTAAAAGTTCATTCTTGGGTGTGTTCGTTCCCTAGTAGTTTCCCACATGTCTGCATGTTTTTGTCTATCTAATTGCTTGTATAACTCAGGATTATCTAATCGTCCTGTATACTTACCAGTCTTATGATTAGGATTGGCTTTGCCACCAAGTGAACCTCCATGTTCAGGTAGTTTATTAAAATATTCATTATTTTTTACAACATCAAACTTTTCACTGTAGAATTTACACATATCTTTAAATCTTTTTTCATCATTAGATTCAAAAAGTATTTCAGTATCATAGTCGTATCCATGTAGATCTAAATGTTTTAACCAACCTACGCTTGATCCGTTATAAACATTTAAATCTCTAGTGGTTTGTCCTAAGTATTTCTTTCCAGTTTTTCTGTGTGTGAAATGATATAGTTTTACCAACCAATTTTCTCCCAAGGAACATCTTTATTACCAAAGTGTCCGTATGTGCAATTCTCACTATAGCCGTAGAAGTTATACATATCAAATTTATCAATAATGGCTTTTGGTGTTAGGTCAATATTTTCTCTAATAAATTTTTCAATACTTCTGTTATGTCCATTACTATCAATATAAATTGATGTAGGCTCTTTAACACCAATAGCATAAGACAATTGAATTTGACACCAATCTGCCATGTCATCTGCTACAATGTTCTTGGCTAACCATCGTGCCATGTAGGCGGCACTTCGGTCGACTTTGGTGGGGTCTTTTCCACTAAAAGCACCACCACCGTGGGGAGCAAAGCCACCATAAGTATCAACGATAATCTTACGCCCGGTAAGTCCTGTGTCGCCATCAGGACCACCAATACAAAAATTGCCTGTAGGATTGATATGCCAAACTGTGTCATTGTCGATTAAATCTCCCATTGTTTCTCTAACTGCGTCTTTTACTGGTGCTACACAACTATGCACAAATCCTTCCTTGTGCTGATGTGATACCACTACTTGATCAGCACGTACAGGCTTTCCGCCTACATACTGAATACTTACTTGTGATTTTGCATCTGGTAGTAAAAAATCATATCCCTCTTGTCTGTATTCTTTTAATTTCTTTAGAATTTCATGTGAGTAATGAATTGGTGATGGTAAGAATGATTCAGTTTCATTAGTTGCATAGCCAAACATAATACCCTGATCACCTGCACCAAAGTCGTCTGTTCCCAATCCAATGTCACCTGATTGAGAATGAATCTCGTTATAGATGTTTAGGTTATCCCAATGGAATCCATCTTGTTCGTATCCGATTTCTTTAACTTTGTCAATTACGATTTGTTTTACTTCGTCTTTGCTTACGTTAAAATTCTTTACTTCACCCGCCAACGTTACATGGTTAGTGGTTACAAGTGTTTCAATTGCGACACGTGTAGTTTCATCACCGTTCTTTAGTCCGGCATCAACTAATGCGTCTGAGATTTGATCCGAGACTTTGTCTGGATGTCCATCACTTACACTTTCGCTTGTAAAAATATAGTTATTCATAGTTTGTTTTATCCTTTAGTTTTTAGTAAAGACATATATGCCTTCCCATTTCTCTCGGCCTTCTTTTTTATCATTGCCAACACCAGGCCTAGTGTTTAGCATCATCTTAATTGTTGTGTCGTGTTTGAATCCAAGTTGCTCTGCAAGTTCGATCCATCTATCCACAACAAAGTATTCTTTGTTTCCATATGATTTATAGTCTGCAATATTTGTAGCAAATATTCCATCACTGTTTAATCCTTTGTGTATCTGTTGCATTGTTGGTGCAACATACCCATCAAACCAATCATCCATTGTAGTATGTTTAACCATACATTGAGTAGGCTCATCACTATACTTTTCTAAGTTAAAGTACGGTGGACTACTAAATGCTAAGTCAATATTCTCGCATTGATAATCTTCTGAAGGACTGCAAATGATTTCTGCATCGTTAGTTAGCAAACTATCTAAGTATTTTAGATACTCAAATGTTTGCGTATTAGGGTCTGTGCCTATGTATTTATAGTTCATATTACTACTGGTTATCCCAAGTAGCCTTCCACCATAACCACAGCTATAATCGTAAATACGACCCCATAGCACCGGGCATAAACGCTCTGCAATAGCTCTAGCGTGTTGTGGCTTAAAGTTTTGCACGTTCTCACCTGTAACAAGCTCTAAGCTTCTACGCATTGCTGTAGGGTATACTAACTTGTTTCCTTCTCTAAATTCAAAACAAATGCGTAT